AATATTAGGATCTTCATTATAATGACTAAAATCAACATTTTCAACATCTACTAGCTCTTCTAGTTGAGTCCAGCTACCTGCCATCGGTTTAGCATAACCAGCATCTTCGCTAATATGTAAAGCTACATGTAGATCTGAATGATCCTCACAACCAAGAATCTCATACATATCATTCCATACAGTTTCTTCAATATTCATGATAGCAGCTGTTACAGTAGACCCCATCTTAGCCATATTAAAAGAGTTCAAATATAGCTTAGCAGACTTCGACTCTACAATATTTTCTGAATGAGAAGAATATGACCAACGAAGCCACCCTGAGATAGGAAACCCATTATCTAACAAACAACTAAACTCATAAGAGTTCCAAGTATCAATACCGTGAAATTCATTACCTGCTAAGTCATACTGAGTTCGATTGAGATAACGAGGAATACCAACAAGCAGAGTTTTATCTACTTCTTCTGGCGTCTCGTAACGCATCATAGTTTTACCGTCAGAAGTCTTACCTAAGACTTTACTAGCGATCTGTTCAATTTCATCCATCTTTAGCTCTTTCCTCTTCAATAGCTTCTTTAGCAAACGTTAAGAACGTAATAGCTTTATTAATATCTAACAGCACATCATCTTTCTGACCTAAACGCCAAAGATACTTAAACGCTTGATAACGATTATAATCAGTATACGGATCATTCTGATGCTCCTGACATAGCTGTTTAATAACCTTAATACACTCTACATGACCTTCTTTCTGACTATAATGATTAGGTCTAGGATCATCAGACTCTTCTACCTCACCTTTAAACAGTTTCAACAAATCTCTCCTTTAAAAATTCAATCCACAACGAAATAGATAAACTACGTAACGCATTGCTAAGAGTAATAACAGTATCTTGCTCCATTATCTTTAGAGTATTATATGATACTATCTCACCAGAGTCAACTTCTTCTGTCACTTTATGAATAATAGTTCCAGTAGATGGTAGTTTAAGATCCAAAGCTTTCTGCTGAGGATCTTTACCTTTTAGTTCCGGATACTTAATTATATCACCTGGATGTCCATTATAAACTTCACAGTTAATTTCAGGTAGAATACGAAGATAACCATGAAGAGTAACAATAGGAGTAGTTCCTCGTAGCCCTTGAAACATAGAGATATTACTCTCTATCTCTCTCTTCATATCCTTATGCTTAACAATCGATACAGCAGAATGCCTCTGCAGATCTCGATGCCAAGTTTTTTTATCTTTATTATCAGTAAAAATATAATCAGGCCATCTACCTAGATGACGAGCAACCGATACTATTTCAGAGCCAGACTGACTAAAGAGAGCAAACCACATATCTTATCCATTACATAATTTTCGAAACATTTTTATATTATATTCGATATCATTCCATTTATCAACTACATTTTCATTAATAAGAGTAAATAGTTTAACTGACTCTTTATCGGTCAGACCATAATGACTATAGATAATATTCTTCATACCATGAATAATAGGATTAGATGTATCCATAGAATCAATCCACCTATGATCTCTATAAGCTGTAAACTCTTGAGGTAATCCACAACCTAATAGATGATGAGGTTTACTGGTATTGATTACCCCATCTTTCAACATATTAGCAATGGTATTCTGTCTACCATTCATCATCTTAAAGTATTTATTACTTTCAAGAAAGTTATAATCTGTTTGATAGAACGGATGATTAAACGACAAAGCAATCTTATCTACGAGGGGGTTGTTAGCATGATGAGTATAACAAGTAACAAGCTCATCATAACTACTCCCTTGAGCGACAGCAATAATCTGACCAGGAAGCCCAGCATATGTAGAAACAAAACGATCAAAGCTATCAATAGTAGCGCTTGCATTATCGAGTACATCTGGAACGATATACCAATCTGGCTGGAGCTTAACAATCCAATCAGCGTATACATCTCCGTCAAAAGCTGTTCCCAGCTCGAAGATAGAGTTATCGAGGAGGACTTCTCTTCCATCTTTCTTAGCCTTTACAAATTTATTATAATACTCTTCGTTCTCCTCAAATAGATGAACGAGTGCGTAATCATAATCGGTTAATACTTGTACCCTATCAAAGATACTAAGCGGTGCTTCATGAGCTATCTTCATTACCATACCTTAAAACTAGTTTTTACAAAATCAGGTAACTTACGAATATTAATAATGTAACCTGATCTTGTCATTATATACGATTCTTTATTATAAGTCAACCAGTCATCCATTTCGTTCTTGTCATAAAGAACATAATGATCACCTTTAAAACTTACATTCATAACATATTGATTAGTATATTTGTAACTCATAAAATCTTTAGGAACAGTTACATTAAAGCTCTTAGTAGATTTATCATAAGAAATAGAGCTCCAACCTCCTTTAATTTGTAATGAATTCATAGACCCGTCTTTACCGATAACATGAAGATCTACTCCTTCACGCTGACGGATAGGGTCTTCTCCGTAATCAATAACCCCTCTAGCATCAAATAGATTATCTTTACGAATATGGTTAATAGCCTCCTTTTCGTAAAACACACCCTTTGCTCCAGATGTACCATGCTTTTCAGTTAGATCACGTTTAAAAGCTTTCCATACTAAATTTTTTACATCTTCACTATAAGGCGCCTTTACCGTGGTAAATTTGTGTTCTGTAGTATCCATACATACATCCTCATCGTCAATTACAAATTCTATATCAACATTATAGTCTAACATTTTACTTTCATTCCTTCACCTGATAGAAGATAATCAGTAGCCATCTTATCGAGTTTAGATGCACTTTGTATCATATCTACTTTTACATTAAATAATTTTTTAGTTTCTTTCTTAGCATGAGAAGATTCAATAAGAGCTTTCATAGCTATCTTCTTTGCTTCTAAAGAACGTGCTGCACATACCGCTGCAACTTCATTTGTAAGATCCTTAGCCATTAGATATACTCCACACAACCATCTTCAAAGATAAGATCTACCTCTTCTTTAGATAATTGACCAGATACAACCTCTACTTCGCAAAGAGTATCACCATAATCAAAGTACTGATCTACAGAAGCAACGATTTCACCTTCTTTGATAACGTCAAAGCGTGCTACGTTTTCTTCGATGTCGCGGTTAAATGATAATTGCATAACTATTTTCCTTCATTTGATATAATAGTTATATACTCTTTTTGTACTAAGTGCAACTAAAAAAGGGCCCGAAAGCCCCTTTTTTTATCGTGGTGCAAACTCCTGTTGTAATTTAACGTTATCGAAGAACTCTTTCTTAACATCAGAGTTATGAAACTCTCCTCTGAGTACTGTTGTTTGAGTTAAAGAACTATGAGCTCCAATACCACGATTCTCACAACAACCATGAGTAGCTTGAATATAAACCGCTACGTTGTCAGAGTCAGTTGCTTTCTGAATCTCTCGTACAATATCATTACATAACTCTTCTTGTAGAGTTCCTCTACGTGCACACCATTGAGCAATACGAGTATACTTAGAAAGACCAATTACTTTCTCTCCAGGTATAATACCAATATAGGCTACTCCTGTTACTGGCTGATGATGATGAGAGCACATAGACTTCAATTCACTGCGTACAACCAACATACCATCATATCGATCCTGACCTGAGTTAGGAAAAGCAGTTGCTTTAGGTGCTGGATCGTAACGACCAGCCATGATTTCGTTGATATACATTTTAGCTAATCTACGACCTGTATCCATAGAGTTAGGATCTCGGTGACGATCAATAAGCAGACTATCTAACACTGCTTCGAACTTTTCTGCTGCTTCGTCGATGATTGCTTCTTTATCGCCTTCTTGTAAGAATGCTGAGATATTATCTCCAGCCCAATAGCGATGCCCTGCGTCTTCAAGACGCATCTTAATTTCTTCTGAAATAGTCATTTATTCTCCTAGTTATAGAGGAAGGCCTCTACGTTCCAATTGCGTTTCCAAACAAATATACATGCATACGACCAGCGACATTATATCCCCGCTCGAATGCCATTTTAGCTACATCACCGGCGGTAGCTTGTTGCTCCTCTTCTCTTGCACCTGTGGGCATGATCCACACTGGATATTCTACACCAGCGTCACGGAACAAGTTAACAACTTCGTCAAGTTCTTCCCACTCTTCTTTAGTCTGACCAACAACAAACTTTAGTTGACCTCTATTAGAGACATCATAATATTCTTTTACAATCTCAGGTTTGATAGCCTTCTCACGCCTCTCTCCTGCAACAGTCCACAACTTTGGTGATACAGAAAAGAATGCTTCAGGCTTAAACATAGGAGAATTCACAACGTCTTTAAAGTCATTAGATAGCTTCTGAGTTCCATTAGTCTCCCAGGTAACTGATGCTGGTAGATTATCTGAACTATAGAATTGAGTATCTCTCATAGGACCGCCAGGCATATCTCTTAATGTATTATAGATGTCAATAAAAGCATTCTGAGCATGCTTCATTAACGGTTCACCACCAGTAATACATAAATGGTTATGTTGCAGTGATAGCGGATGCCTAAACCAACCTTCTGGATTATGCTCGTTCTTCATACAATTTGTGAGCTTCTCTGCTAGCTCTGCTCCGGTAGCTTGACCCATAAGATGTTTAAATTTCTTAGACCAAGTATATGATGAATCACATCCTTTAGACCATACAGGTAAATCTTCTACTCTGTTAACTGAATGAGCATCAAAGTCAGCATATGGTAATTCATATGTTTCTGGCTTGGTAG